ATGACTTTACCAGAGTTGCAAATCTGGGTTTGCGATGGTTTTTCGAAACCCGTTTGTCATCTATTGTTGGGGTATCGCCAAGTGGTAAGGCACAGGAATTTGACTCCTGTATTCGTAGGTTCAAATCCTACTACCCCAGTTAGAATAAAAGGAAAACGAAAAATAAAAGAAAGGAGTATATATAATGGCTTATTTACAAGTTACGGAAAATGACTTAGAAATTGGTGATGTATTAAGTATTACAAGTGATAATGGTAAAACTTTAAAAGCTTTACAGATGCTTATTGGAAATCAGACAAAAGCAAGTATGAGTATTGATTTTGATAACAATTGTCTTGTTTTTAAAGTAAATGATACAGATATGAATTTACCACAATTACAGTGTAATTTGTCAAAGTCTACCATTAAAAATATGATTTGCGGATTAAAAGAATTTTACAATTTATTGAGCGAGGAGGCAACAGAATAATGAAATTAGCACAGAAAACAGAAATTAACGAAGACGTAATCACAGTAAGTTTAAATGTTGAAGAATTGGGTGATAGCGTAAGAGATGCTGACACAGAGAAAAATCAGTTACATAATTTCGTAAGATATATCGAATATAGCCAGATTGACTTCTCTGGGAATTTGAAACTTTCAGATACAGGAATTCCTGTGATTGTTACTGATGAGCCAGACGGTTCTACTATTGAAAAGGTTACAATCTCTGATTTAGTAAATAAAAAGTACACTCTTGATGAAAACTTATCTATTACACTTTCTATTGATATAAATAAAATTCCTACTACTTCTCTTGGTACAGTGTTTAATACTCCTGAAAAGTTAGGACAGGCAATGGCAGTTCTTTTCTTGGAAAAAGTGAAAACTGCAATCACAACAAAATTAACAGAAATTAGAGCATTAGCTAACGATTTTGAAGCGGAAACTTCTGTTGTATTATAATATATTATTAAGGAATAGTGTTAAATTTTGAAAAAGAAAATTGATAGAGAATATGGTACTCAAGATAGAAAAGAGATGTTTTATCTAATTGATAATGACATTTCTTTTTTATTTGCTAAAACTGATGAAAATGGAATAACCACTTGGAAATTTAAGAAAAGTAAAGCTTTGTTTGATTTATTAAGTAACTATTATTCAAACAGAGAATAAATATTTGAATAAAGGAGTAGAGAATTATGGGTTTGATTACTAACGAAGTTGAAATAACATTGAACAATAGAACTATAAGATGGTATGAAAATAAAGGATATGAAATTCCTAAGTATTATAATAAAAAACGTTGTAAATATATTACAAAAAGCGGAACAAAAATCAAGGTGAAAGTTGAAGACTTAACAAATGGAAGTAACGCCATTGTAAATTGTATATGTGATGAATGCAAAACAAAAACAGAAATGACATGGTATACATATAGAAAAATTAATCATAATGGCAAAACATATTGTAAGCCTTGTGCTTTAAAAATTTTTAATAGTCGAGAAAACCATCCATTATGGAATTTTAACAAAACAGATAAAGAAAGAGAAATAGGAAGACATTATCCAGAATATCATATATTTACTAAAAATGTAATGGCTAGAGACAAATATATTTGTCAATGTTGTGGCGAAAGGGCAACGGATGTACATCATTTATATGGATATGCCAATTATCCAGAATACAGATTAGATCAACAATATGCCTTAGCTCTTTGTTCAAAATGTCATAATGCATTTCATAATTGGCATTTAATGAAATATGGTGCAAAACAAAAAGGCAATAATACTAAAGAACAATTTGATGAGTGGATTGGACAAAGTAAAATAATAGCTGGACAATATGATGGAGATCTTCCAGAGTCCAGATGGGCATATTGTATAACTGATAATAAAATAATAGAAAATATACCAGAATACGCAAAAAAGAACAATTTAAATTCTTCTAATATATACGGATGTTGTAATAAAAAACAGCCTATGTATAAAAAGAAAATATACATATGGTATGATATATACAAACAAATGAGCAATAACCAAATTCAACAATATATAAATAATTGTATGCATAATACTAGAATAAAAAGTGTTGTATGTATCAACTATAAATTATTATTTGATTCTGCTAAAGATGCTCAATTGTATTTTGGAGTATGGAATAGTTTTATAATAAAATGTTGTAAAGGAATTTTTGAATATGCGGGTATATTAGAAACAGGTGAAAAATTAATATGGAAATATTCTTTCGATATAAAAGATATTTCCAAATACACATATATAAATAGAAATGAATGTAAGAAGTTGGCTGAAATTCGTGCATTGAATAATACTTTTGAAGGAACTACAGAAGTTATTCTGTAAAAATAATGGGTGGTACTCTTCCACCCTAAATATGGGGCATTAGTCAAAAGATAAGACAATGGATTTTCATTCCATGAGTATCGGTTCGAGTCCGTTATGCCCTATTATGTCCTTTGCAGTCTTTGGACTGGTACTGTAGAAACAATAGGATGCTTCCTATGCAGCTTAGATGAAAGCTCGGAGTTTGAGGACTCAATGAGAAAGACAATAGAATAAATTATCTGGATATAATTCAGTTTGGTAGAATGCGTGATTTGGGATCACGATGCCGTAGGTTCGAGTTCTGCTATCCAGATTAAAAGCATATACGTCTTTAGTTTAATTGGTTAGAATATCAGACTCCAAATCTGAGAGATGTGGGTTCGACTCCTACAGGGCGTGCTATTAAATAAATTATCCGTAGGCAACAACTACGCAGATTATTCTGATAAAGTCGTAATGAAAATAGATTCATTTAGTTTAGAGAAAGATAATTAGTTTAGGAAAGAGCTGTTTCAAGTGTTTTTAGATAGCTCTTTTGTTATGTAAATTTTTAGTTGAAAATAAAAGGAGGTGTGGCTTCGTGCCAAAAGACACAAAAAATGAAAAGATAATTGAAAGTATGAATGCTACTCCAATTATTGACACGAATGTTAATATAAACATTCCACGTTCCGCAATCGCATTTGACGAAACTAAGCATAAATATAAATGTTCTTGTTGTGGTAAGGGTTTTACAAAGCAACAGGGAAATTTTCAGAAAACCAATGATGTTCTATATCAGGCAAATGGTGGATATTTACCTTGGTGTAAAGAATGTACCGATAGATATGTAGAACAGATTACTGCTCTATTTTCAAATAACGAAGAACATGCTATGAAAGATTTTTGTCAACGTGCAGGTTGGAATTATGATATTACAGCTCTCGTTGCCTCAAGAGAGACATATAGTAGTCATCATGATAGATCTCGTATTTCACATTATGCTGCAAAGAGAAATCTGAATTGTGGTGGCAGAAAAACATATATTGATTCTCTGAAATTTGGACAGGAACAAAAAGAGCAAGAAGTAATCTTATCAAAAGAACAAATAAAATCAGATGATGTAAACGTATCTGGTTCTGCTGTTGATAGATGGGGTGTTGGTTTTACGCCACAAGATTATAAAAACCTTGATGAACATTACAGAATGTTAAAACGTAATAACCCAAACGCAGACAATAATCAGGAGATCTTTATAAAAGATTTATGTAACATAAATATGTTGAAAATACATGCTTTACAAAACGGAGATTCTAAAGAATATGCTACACTTGTTGAACAGTACAGTAAAACATTTAAGCAAGCTGGATTGAAAACTATCGAAGAAAAAGACAATTCTAATAATGAAACTGTTGGAGTTACACTTGCTACTATTTCTCAGTTCATACCAGAAGAATTTTATAAAGATAAAGCATTGTATGAAGATTGGGATGAAATAGGTGATTATTTTGAACGCCATGTATGCAGACCTATGGAGAATATAATGACTGGAAGCGATACAAGAGACAAGGAATTCTTTGTTCCTGAAAATGGTGGTGATGATGATGAGTAATCAATATCCTGCTGATAAAAACCAAATGGAACTATATAAAAAATTCCCATCTACTCATTATCTTAGCAATCCAAATAATGTATTACATATGATCGCATGGTGTACGTTCTGGCGTAGAAACATGCACAGATTTGTTCAAGATTATCTCAAACTATCTCTTTATTTATATCAGCAATTAGCAATATATCTTATGGGTATATCAAACTTTATTTGTATTATAGCAAGTCGAAATGATGCAAAATCTTTCATTATAGCTTTATACGCTTGTTGTAGGTGCATCCTTTATCCTGGTACAAAGTTCCGTATAGGATCAGCCACGAAGAAGCAAGCAAAACTTATTGTTTCGGATAAAATTATAGATGAGTTATGTGAATGGAGTAAACCACTAAAAGCCGAAATTGCCGATTGGAGTACAAGTGACAACAATATTTTTGTAAAGTTTAAAAATGGATCAAAAATCACTGTATTCGTTGCAAATGAAAATGCAAGAGGACTTCGGAGTACGGGAATTTGTAGAGAAGAATTCCGGCAGATTGATAAAAAGATTGAAGATTCAGTTATCTCCCCATTCCAGACGGTAAGAAATCAGCCATATATGCTTAATCCTTATTATGGTGAAAACAAAGTATTACAAGAAGATCCTGTTGATATATATATCAGCTCGTCATGGGTAGATGACGGACATTGGATGTGGGATATTGTGGATCAGGCATATAATGGTATGCAAAAACATAATGGCTCTGTATTACTTACATTTGATGAAAGTATCACTCTTAAGCATCATTTAAAAACCATGAAACAGATGCTAAAGGAAAAACAGAAACAAGATCCTATTACATGGAAAATTGAGTTTTTAAATTTGAGAGTTAAAGATTCTCTTTCGTCTTATTTCACATACACAATGCTCATGAATAGGCAAATCTTAAAACATGTATTTTATCCACGAAATATCATTGATATTAAATCAGGCAGAAAAAACAAGTATACAATTCCAAAACAAGATAATGAAATCAGAGTAGTTTCTTGTGATATTGCATTTGTTGCAGGTGATCAAAATGATAATTCTGTTTATAGCTGTATTCGTGGAATTCCAGAATCAATGACTTATGAATCAGAGAACAACACAGTCGAAGTTAAACAGGGTTATAGAAGACAATACCCATATATTGAATCGAATCAAATTGGTGATACCACTCTTCAAGCAGTTAGAATTCGTCAATTATTTGAAGATTTTAACGCAGACTATATAGTTCTTGACTGTCGTAATGGTGGCTTACAGATTCTTTATTCATTACAAAAGGTTCTTTATGATGAAGAAAGAGGTATAGAGTACGCTCCTATTAAGTGTATGAATAATGATGACTATGCAAAAGTTTGTCCTGATCCAAGTGCGAAAGCTTGTATTTATGCAATCAATGCTACTCAAACTTTGAACAGTGATATTGCTATTGCTTTTCGTAAAAATCTTATGGAAAACAAGATTGACTTTTTGGTTAATTGTAATACTGCAAAAGAGGAAATTCTTGCCGAAAATAAAGACTATACTAATGAAATTGATTTGGATAGACAGATGGATTATGAACGTCCATTCTTAGAAACTCAGGCGTTGATAAGTGAATGTGCTGAATTGCAGTACGAAAAAATGCCACAAACAGGAATTATTAAAATACATGAACAGGGAAAGAATCGCAAGGATAGGTATACTGCTTGTTCTTATGGTTCTTATTTTATTGACCAACTTGAATTAGATATGATTGGTAATTCAAGCGACTATGATTTTTGTACCCTCGTAAATTAAAGAAAGGAGCTGGACATGCCAGAAGAAGTTAAAAAGAAACGTGGTAGACCACGTAAGAATCCAGTAGTAGAGACTAATTCGCAGTCCTCTCCTACTTCTGAAAAAACAAATGAGTTTAACAGTTACTCAGATAAGATGTTATTTGAATCCATTTTTAGATGTGGACTGTATGACTATTTCACAAAAGACGAAATAGATTCTGTATTGAGAAATCCTATTGCAAACCATGAAACTGCTATAAGATTATCGGAGTTTGTATACGGTAAAAATGGTATTGTAAGTAATTCCATTGACTACATGACTGCCTTAATGACTTTAGACAGAATTGTTACAACAAAAGCATCAACGGCAAAAGCTAAAAAAATGAGAGAATTGATGTCATCTACATTGGAGAAAATCAATGATAAACAATTTATTCGTGATGCATTATTTACTGATATGCTTGATGGAATTGCCTTTTACTATTTTGAAACAACACAGAAGAATTCAGATAAAACAAAGTATTTACATGATTATCAAGTTGAAAATATTATGGAAATCAACGAGTTAGGTATTAATGCTTCTATTTTAAGCCTTCCTTGGCAATATTGTAAAATCGTTGGGAAGAAAAATGGACGTTATGTTATTGCTTTTGATTTGAGATATTTTAGCGATTATACGGGCGAAGAACTTGATCGAAAACTAAAGAAATATCCAAAGGAAATTGTTGATGGTTATAATAATCCATCTCGTACTGGTGATTGGCTCGTTCTTAATTCAGACAGAACAATGTGTTGCAAAATTAAATGTAAAAACTCAGAACCTTGGGGACGTAGTTTGATTATTGCTGCATTATCAGATGTATTATATAAAGATTATTTTATTGATACAAAGAGAAATGTCTTGGATGAAGTCAATAACAAGATTATCTACGAAACATTTCCTGAAGGAAAAGATAAGGGATCTTGTGCTTTAACAGGAAAGCAACAGCAATCACAGCATGATACTGTCAAGGGTGCGATTATGAACAAAAATAATCGTAGTGGAACAAGTTTCTTCTCTGTTGCAGCAGGTACAAAACTTGATAAGATAGATGTTAATGTTGACATTTTTGATTCAAAAAATGAATCATCATTGAACGATCAGATTGCTCAAGATTTAGGTATTTGTGCTTCGCTTATCGGTGCTATGAGTACAGGTACTTTTGCTGGGGGACAGCAAAACCTCGAAATGATAACATCTCAAATTTACACATGGGTTTGCGAATGGTCAAAAGAACTTGCTTATGTAATAAATAAAAACATAATCAAAGATTCTAAAAATTATGTTGATATCTACTACTTCCCTACTTCATTTGTAAATAGAAAAGAATTTTTTGAAATGATGAAGACCTTATATACTAATGCTTCTGGTTCATTAAAATTCTTGATTGCAAGTACAGGTGTTGATCCTGATATATATTTGTCTGTTATGGATGAAGAACTCAAAGAAGGATTTGATAAAAAATATTTGCCTCATCAAACTTCATTTACATATGCAGGCGGTAAAGGTGATGACAAGGGTGGTCGTCCAGAAACAGATAACCCAACTGAGAATACTGTGAAATCTCAGTCAAATAACGGAAATGATATTCCATCTCCGTCAGACAAATAAACAACTTTAGTAATTAGAGAGTAGCTTCGTACTGCTCTCTTTTTATATATCACAAAAATAAGGAGGATGAATCTATGAATAAAGTCCTCGAAATTAGTTCACGCAAATCAAAAGGTGGCAGACGAAAAATTGAGATTGTTTTACACAAAATTCATGAGGAACAATCAGAAACAAATATAAACGGAATTCATTGGTCAGAGGAAAACACTAGAAGAAATATTGAAAGTGTTTCTGGAATTCCTATTTGTGCTGAGTTTACAGATGATACAAAAGAAGTTCCGTTAGGACATGGTTATACTTCTACGGAACGAATTGATGGAAAGGATACACCTCTCTTTGAAAATTCGGAAGTTGTTGGAACTATTGATCACGGAGAAATAAAAATTCTTGAAGTGAATGGTGAAACAATTAAAGCGTTAGTTGGAGTTGGATATGTCTATGACCAACGTTACCCAAAATTCGTTTCATGGATAAAGGAAAATTTGGCATTATCCAAAGTTGACACTTCTATTGAAATTATGGGACTTGATGAAAACCAAAATAAGATTACATATGTCGAAGAAGAACCAACAGAGAATTACCGCACTCCGAAAGATTATGACTATTCAGGAGTTGCGATTTTATCAATAAAACCAGCCGATTCAGATGCCATTGTTTTAGAGTGTGCGCAAGCTAAAAACCAAGACAAGGAGGAAAAATTAAACATGACAGAAAAAGAAATCGTGGATGCTGTTCAGAAGGCAATCGTTGAAACTAATAGTGTCAAAGATGATCTGAACGCAAAAATTACAGAGCTTAATTCTTCTATTGAAGCAAAGGACGCTGAAATTAAAGAATTAAATGAAAAATTGGATGCCGAGAAAGCCAATAACACAAAGACTGTTGAAGATAAGGAATCAGAGATCAACGAATTAACGCAGAAAGTTTCTGAATTAGAAGCTGATTTAGCAAAGGCAAAAATCTCTGAGAAGCTTGGAGAGTTAAATTCTGCATTAGATGAGTTTAGCGATACTGAGAAGGAAATTGCAAAAGACGATATTGAAAAACTTACTTCTGAAATCAATTCTGCTGAAAAGAAAGAGGATTTAGAGAAGGTTACTTCTGAAATCAATTCTATCAAGTCAAAGATTTGCATGAATATTGTTGAAGTACAGAAGAAAGCTGAAGCTGATGCAAAGGTTGCAGAACAGAATTCAGCAAATAAAAACGAAACAATTGATATTTTTTCTGAAATGAACAGTGATAACACTGATGATGATTCAGATACAAACATTTTTTAATTTAAGGAGGAAATGTAATAATGGTTAGATTTGAAAATATCTCTACTACAGAGAAAAATTATCCTTATGTAGATGCAGTCGTTGCTGCTGATTATAAGAATGGTACTTTTGGAACAGTTGCAACTGGTACATTCACAGCGGGCGCAACTGGAAATTATGTAATTATGAATATTGAAGATGGTGACGATGCTAAATCTGATGATTATGTCATTAAGAAAGGTGCTCATGCGAGAATCGCAGATTTAGAGACAGTAATTGGTGCTATTGTTGATATTACATCTGCACAGTTACCGGCTTCCGTAGTAAAAGGAAATAAACTTCAGTCTCAGGCTGATGGAACTCTTAAAGTAAATGCAAGTGCTACTGGGTTATATATCGAAGTCGTAGAGGTAACACGTTTTGGTGTAGTTGGCAAAATTGTCAAAACTGCCTAATTAAATATTAAAGGAGGATTTTAATAATGGATTATTCTTTTGAATTAAATAATGCACATAAAGATGCAGACCTTGCTTCTGGCAAAGTTACAGCACAGTCTCCGGTTGTAGAGGTATTCTCTGCAATGGTTGACGGTAGAGAAATTGGAAAGTTCGGAAAGAAAGCTGATGTTGCGGCTAAGTATATTAAGGATCTTGGAGCAAAGGCTTCTACTGGTGATCAGTCTGCTGTTTCTGAGTTAAACGAGATTAGAAAGTTCGTAATTCAGCCAAGACTGTTACAGGAGATTAAACTGTTAGGACTTTTTGGTTCTTACAAGCCTCTTGGATGGAATGATACTGCATACCTTGAGAAGATTACATACGAGAATGTAAAAGCTGATATCCAGGCAGAAGGTCAGGATGTTTCTACTGCATTCGCTCGTAAGAGCAAGACTCCTCTCGCTCCTATCACTATTTCTGGTGGTCACAAGGCTGATTATCGTGAATTAGCCCTTGGTGATATGAGAACTGAGAATGAGTTAATGGGTGAAGTACAGAAAGAGATTAGAAATAAGGCTACTCTGTATGTTATCGAGACAGTTTATAAGGCTATCGAGCAGGCTACAGGTGTTAAGTATTTCTATGAAGCTGCTGGTCTTACAAAGACAGATGTTGACGCTTTGCTTACAAAGATTAGACGTTACGGAAAACCAAACGTAAACGGTGATTATGCTGTTCTTGCACAGTTCTTACCTTGGATTGGATATGCTGGAACAGTTAATACTCAAAATATTGTTGGTGTTTCACAGAAAATTCTTGATGAAATTGCAGATAATGGAATTGTTGGTTCTTACAATGGTGCAATTCTTTCTGAAATTCCAAATGGATATAACTTTAATAAGTTAAACAAAGCTGGAGATAATTACGATACATTGCTTCCTGCTGGTCTTGCATTTGTAACTCCTACTGCTCCTGTTGGTGGCGTTGCTCCAATTCAGACATTCTCCATTGGCGGCTTGACTAGCTTTTCAGGAAATTCAGTAAGCACAGGCGAAGTATACACCAGATATGACTTAAAATTTTGTGCCGGCGTATCACAGACTGATGCTATCGGGGTTATTCATGATACACAGTTGGATACATTAGTGTAATTAGTTTTTAAATTTTGGAGAGTAGATTTATTTCTACTCTCCTATTAGTTATATGGAGAAAATGCAAATGAACAATAATTTTTACTGTTATTCAAAGAGAATGAATTTCTTTTTAATGGCATTAAAATTCCAATATATTTCTACAAGTATAAATAAAAACACGAATAAGAAATATTGGGTATATGAAAAATCAGCCGATTTAGATTTGGCTATCGAATTGTACAATTCAGTAAAACACAAATATAATTGAAAAATTTTTACATAGTTGAAAGGAATATAAAAAAATGGCAGAAATTAACATGGATGAAAAAGTTACAGTTATAAATCTTGCACCTTGGAATGTAAGTTTCCCTAACAACGTTGGTCGTGGAGATACATGTTTTGCACCTTCAGCAAAAGTACGTGTTAAACGTGATGAGATTTCAGATCAGGTAAGTGCAGGAAACAAGTTGTTTGGCTTAGACTCATATGGTTCTCACGCCACACTTTACATTGATGATACTGACACAAGAAAATATCTTGAATTTGATTCAGAGGATGGCAAACGTACTCAGAATGTAATCAGCAAAGAGAAAGTTCAGAAGTGGTTTGAATTAAAAACACAGTCTGCTTTCGAGAAGAACATTCGTGAAAATGTTATCACAAGAGCCGAGAAACAGTTTTTATTAAAGGCAATCAAGGACTTAAAACTTGATAGTTATGAAAAGATTGAGTTTTGCAAGGAATACTGTAAGTTTTCACTTAAAGGAATTTAAAGGTGGTGAACTATGGCAAACACAATAGCACAAGACGTATACAATTCTTTTGAGGCTACGTTTTCTGATAAAAAAGAAATTCCTGAATCACTTGAGAAACAATGGATTAAGATGGCTGTTGGTAAATACAATAATGAAATTGCCATAGATGAACTATTGAAATATGATTCAGAGATGGAGACATTTGATACGGAATTAGACCAATATATTATTGATACACTTGGACAGATGATGCGTACCTTCTACTCAGAAAGATATGCTTCAAAAGTAAATAAGATTGCTTCCATTGTTGGAGAAGATGTTTCTGTAAATGGAACTAATGGTTTACAGAAATATGCAAAAAATGAACTTGATTATCATTCCGACAAATTAAATGAGATGATTGAGAATCAGAAACCAGTTGCAATGTCATAGGAGGTGTTTTAATGAAAGAATGGTATTTAGAGCATACTCCACCAGAAAGCACTTCTGGATACGAAAGTGATGCGATTTCAGAATATGGTGAATCAGATTTCACAGATATTTTGTTTACTGATTTTGCAAAAACTGTTACATTATACAACCATGATTTATCAGAATCAAAAGAAGTAAGGTGCATAGTTCAAGGAAATACTGCCGATACGCAGTTAAAATCAATGGAAAGAATTTTTCTATTTGAAATAGGAACTGTCAAAGCAGGAATGTATATATTCTTTGAAAACAGATATTGGTTAATTGACGGTTATCCTGGTAATAATGGATCTTATGAAAAAGCCATTTCTGTTCTATGCCAATATAATCTTAGATGGCAAAATACCAAAGGAGAAATTCTTGAACGTTGGTGTAGTCTAACAAGTGCATCAAAATATGATGTTGGTGAAAATGGCAACAACACTATTTTACTCACGTCAAATAACTACTCGATCAAAATTCCGTATGATGATGAGGTAATCGAATTAGAAGGCAAACGAGTATTTATTGATAAGCGAAAAACCAACCCAACAAAGGTTTTTAAGCTTACTAGAGACGATGATGTTTTGTACGACTATGGTGATGAATACCACGGAAGTATATTAAACCTTATTGCAGATAAGGATGAATTTAATCCGACTTCTGATAACCAAGAACTTAGGATCTGCGACTACAACTCTATCCCGTCCACTCCCGATGCACCAACAACTCCAACCGAAGAAATTGTCGTTTCAATTGTTGGTTTTGACACCATTAGAGTTGGTAAAACAAAATCTTGGAGTGTTGAATTTAAAGACAAAAACGGAAATAATGTAGAGGTTGATGATTGGAAATGGAATATTAAAGCAGATTTTGACACATCTAAACTTGCCAGACAAGAATCAGATTTGGAAATCAAAATAACTGCTCAAGACGATGACTCATTAGTAGATGAGTCTTTTTTATTGCAAATTTTGAGTGGTGATGGAACTATTTTGGCAGAAAAACAAATTGATATCATCGAAGGATTTTAGGAGGTGATAGCGTGTCAAATTTATATGTTTCAAGTAAGTATAAAAGCGATGTTATCAATCTTCTATACCGAAACGATAATTTTATTAAACTGATAAATCCGACTCCAAGTAAATGTCCAGACTTGGATATAATTGATGTTCTCAATGGTGGAACTTGGATTATCAATGGGAAAGAGTGGACTGAACAAGGTCATGTTTTTGATTACAATTTTGTAAACGAAACAACGACTGAAAAGAAAACGTTTGTATTTGTTGAGACAGATATTGATACAATTCGTGACAATATTTTTACTGACTTCAATTTATATGTATGTATCTTCACTTCAAAAGACTTAGTAAGACTAAACAAATCATCTTCCCCAACAGCAAAAGAAGTTAAGAATATGGGTTATTTCGCTACATCATCTCGTGGCAATCGTATTGATGCCTTATGTGATTGCGTTGATCGTATTCTTAATGGTTCAAGTAAAATAAATGGAATTGGTGATGTAAAACCAGCTTCAAGAAATCATATGACTACTTATCTTCCAAATAGCAATTATTATGGAAAATGTTTGAAATACAACATTACAAATTACAATCCAGGTGGTGATGAGTGTGGAGATTAACAAGGAGGTCTTGCGAAAGAATCTCATTTTCGATCTGCCAGTAGTCTATGACGATCATATAACTCTTTATCCTGTGCGAATGAAAGATTCTTTGGATTTTCAGATTTTTCAGCTTGCGATCACGGCAAGAAAAGACTCTATATTCCAAAGAAAAGATGTTATCAAAATGGGATATTGGGATTTCATCAAAGAAACAGCAATCAATCCAGATAATTTTCAGAGCAAAGATTTACCATTGGTGTCGCTTTACTACTCTTTTATTCTTACAATGCTGCCAAAGGTATGTGGAAAAGACGCAGATATTGAGTACAATACATCTACTTTAGATGTGTATATCAATGGGGAACTTATCACAAATGAAATATTTGATGATATTCGTAGGATCATTATTATTCAAAATGATATTGATTTTGACATTGATGAGTTTATGAATATTGACACCGTAAAGGCACTGGAAAAGGCTAGAGACTTTGAAGCAAAGAAAAATAAAGAAACTTCTGACATTGAAGATTATATAGATTCTTTAGTTATCGAATTGCGTACTACAAATGAGTATGTAATGAATTTAACAGTCAGGAAGTTTTGGAGATATATAAAACGTGTAAATAAACACGAGCAATATGAAGCTTGTCTAAATGGACAAATGAGTGGAATGGCTACATTCAAAGAACCTATTGAACATTGGATGACAAGTATTGAAGTAAAAGACAAATATGAAAACCTTAAAACTGATGAGGGTGAATTAAGAGAGAAAATCGGATAACGGTTGCTCTCTTATTTTTTATACAAAAAATGATTTTATTAAGGAGGAATTTATAATGGTTAAGAAATCTAAAGACTTTTTAGTATCAACCGCTGACGTTGTGTTTATGCATAACGGAATGTTGGCATTCACAGGTACTACTTCTTTAAATACGTCTATTTCTGTTTCTATGGAAGATCAGGAAATCACAGGTGGTAAAGGAAATAAGACTCTGTACAAATATAAATATGGTAGAAAGGTTGAACCTTCTATCGAGATGGCTGAGTGGAATCTTGCCTACATCGCTGCAAATGTTGGTTCTACAGTATTTGAAGGACTTAAGGATGTGTTTGCAGTTGCAGAGTGCGTAACTCTTACAAAGGGTGTTGGTACTCTGAAACATAAACCCGTTGGTGATGTATTTGTACAAAAGACAGATGGTTCTACTGCTAAAATAACTCCATCTGGTTCTAGCATTACAGTTGGTAATTCCGATGATACTGTAACAGTCACATATCAGTACAATACAAATGTTAAAAGAATCACAATTGATGCTGATTCTACTCCTCTTGTTGGAGAATTAATTTTGACAGCCGACAAACATAATAATCTTAAGGGTAAAGTTGGAGAGGTTCAGATTGATGTTCCTTCATTCCAGTTATCAGGTACATTTGATATTTCTCTTGAGGCAAGTGGAAATACCACTACAAAGATGGATGGTTCTGCTCTTGCAGTAGATGGCGCATCTTGTGAGGATGGTGCAGTTTACGCTTATATCACAGAAGTTCCTAGCGAAGCTTCTACTGTTGCTGTAAATGACATTGCTGCTACTCCTGCTGTAATTGAACTGAAAAAGACCGAGACTGCAAATATCAAGGTTATTGGTATTAAGGGCGGTTTATATAGCAATGTAGAGCTTGATTCATCAGAATGTACATTTGATTCTGATACAAAAGGTACTGCTACTGTAGACGCAAAAGGTGCAGTAAAGGCTGTTGCAGTTGGAACTGCAATTGTAACTGTTAAATATGGAGATGCAACTGATATTGTTAAAGTAACTGTATCAGGAGATTAAAAATAGAGAGGGCTTTATGCTCTCTCTTAATATAGGTGATTGATAATGTGTAAATATTGTTGTGAAGAATATATTCCAAGAACGGAATGTGAAATGCTTATATGCAAATTATTAAAAGAACAAGGGAGAACAGATATTGGAACTCTTTGCATTTGCCAAAGATACTGTTCTGAGAAGAATAAATATATTCCTTATAATCAAGAACAGGGGTGTAAAAATTATGAGTGAGAAAATATTAGTGTATTGTTAGGGCGAATAATATACTAATATTTTTGTATTTTATTTGCCCTATTTTTTACGCTTTCTATATAAAAGGCGGTGAAGTTATTATTAAAATTGACAAAGAATATAGTTGTGTTTGGATAGATGAATTTAATTATCTTACACAACACGGAATAAGATATACATTTGTCAAGAATATTGATGGAGTTACAATATGGAAATTTAAAAAGGATTTTGAATTATTTTCTGTATTGTCTCAGTTTTATAAAAACGTATATTCAAAGTAATCAATGACGCCTAACAAAAGGTGTTATTTTTATGCACAAAAATAGGTTACTCAAGGCAATGAGTATAAAAGTAGATGTCATACCTGTGAGTGAACGATTACGGAATCAATAATCAGGTCGCTGCTGCTATCCTATAGAAAGGAAAATTATGAAAGAATTTTTAGCAAGTTTAGATTGGATGACATTGTTATCTGCTATTTGGACTGTTATTTTAGTTCCAGTCGGAACACAGTTTTACAAATATTTGCAGTCTAAAAAATTAAATAAATACGGTGTTATTTTATATGAGGAAGTTAAAAAGGCTGTTAAATCTGTATATGAAACATCAGTTAAAGATATTAAAGGTACGGATGATTGGACTCATGAGAGACAGGAAGAGATTAAGGAATTGGCAAAAACAAAGGCTATTCAGGCACTTAACTCTGTTATTTATCGTTCTTTAAAAGAAGCAAATGCTGATTTTAATGATTATCTTGATTCATTGATTGGAACTGCTTTATATGATGTAAAACATGAAAAATAATTTTGAAGGAGGAGTTTGTTATGTCAGTAATGTGTGCATGGGCTTCCGCTAACGAATACGGTAAGGCAAATGGCGGTAAAGCTGGTGATCAAACAGGAAAAGAAGTAAAATGCGGATCAATTTATAACTTTGGTCAGACAAGAGTTTATCGTTGTAAAGATAGAAATAAGGCTTTAAGAATTGGTGCTGCTGCAAAAGGAATGGCAATTAATAACAATTTCGGTTATTGTCAGAATCATAGAACCACAGGATATAACGCCTTAAAAAATACAGGATGGGTTGTTGCTAATGTAAAATCTCCTGTAGAAATTGATTGTTCTGAGTTGGCTGCTTGTGCTGTGAATGTAGCGTATAGCAAAGCTATGATTCCATCTTCTGTATATTCTGGAAATATTGGAAAAGCACTTTTAAATACTGGATTATTTAAAGAATTGAAAACATCGAAGTATCTTGGAAAATCTGAATATATTGAATGCGGAGATATTATCGTAGCACCTGGAAAACATGTAATTGTTGCATATACAGATGGTTCTAAAACATCTCAGAACACAGTAAAAACTACAGTTGCAAGTGCTGTGACTGGAAATGCTTTAATTAAACGTGGGCAACAGGAAGCAGTTAAATTTACTGGTGTAAATATTGCAATTGATGGTATTTGTGGAACAAATACAAATAAAATGAAGTCAAGAGTATTGCAACATGCTATTAATTTAGATTATAAATCCAGTCTTGTTGAAGATGGAAAATTTGGTAGTGCTTCTAAAAAAGCATTAGGAAGTCATTATGTTAAAAAAGGCGAAAAACAGTATATGGTAACTGCCGCAGAAATATTAATGTATCTTAATGGATATAATCCAAATGGTGTTGAGTATCCTGGTACATATGGAAATGGTCTTACTAATGCATCTAAACAGAAATTTGGAGATGACGGTTTAAAAATTAATGCTTCTGAATTTTTGCAGTTAATTTAATTTGAAAGAGTGGTTTCTTCGGAGATCACTCTTTTGTTATTGGAGGAATGATGGGAAATATTTTAAAACTTACTTCTCCTATTTGTCCATCAGTTAATCATTATTTGGGTTGGCGTGGGATTATAAAAGGAGGTAAGCCTATGGCAGTTAGCTATAAAAAGCCAGAGGCGGTCAAATATCAAAAAAAATTTTCTGAATATGTTAAGAAAGAAGCAAAAGAACAAGGTTGGATTAAATCTGATAATAAATCACAGCATTATTACATGGATTGCACTTTTTATTTTGATAGAGTAGACAAAGATGCAAATAATGTATTTAAATGCCTTGCGGATGCTATTACTGATAGTGGATCAGTATGGATTGATGATACTCAATTGTGCGAGCGTGTACAAGCAATTTATTATGACTCAGAAAATCCAAGAATAGAAATCATTATACGACCTACTGATTACATTGGAGTTTTTGATAATGCTTCACAGCTAGATGAATTTAAATCTCGCTGCATCGGATGTAAAAGATACAAACGAAATTGTAGTCTATTAAGAAAAGCAATGGAAGGTCGAATTCAGGAAGAAATACATAATATGAAATGTGAGAAATATTCTAAAATTTAATTATAACACATCTAATTTTCATTTAGTTGAAATTTAGATATTGTAAAATAATACCATAATATAAAATAAATTGTTAGGAACACTAAAAAGAAAAGGTGTTCTATATGGAAAATAAAGTATGGTATTATAGAGACAAACGTAATTTGACATTAAAGCAATTGTCAAAGTTGACAGGTATATCAGTTGGCGAATTATCCAACATTGAAAACAATGTTTCAAAAGATATAATGTTATCTAATGCTGTAATCTTGTCAAAGGTACTCCATGCGGATTTATACGATTTATTTTGTATTAAATAAATATGGAGGGAGTGACGAGTTATGGGAGATAATATGTTTTTTAAAGTTGTTTGTTTTAATGATAACGATGTATTTGAATATCGTATAGAAGAAGATACAAACAGAAAAACATTGGATGAAGTACATGAATTTGTTAGTGAACATATTCATAAACATCCTGATTGTAAGTGGCTATTACTACCATGTAACGTAGTAAAATAAAAAATATATATAGCAGATTAACGGATATTATGAAGCCAAGTATTATACTTGGCTTCTTTTGATTGGAGGAAAAAATGATTAAATATTTTAAAATGAAAAAAATGGAGATCAAATTAAAATTAGCACTCTATTCTTTTATTAATGATATTGTTACTGAAAAAGAAGGTGCTTTTAAAATTTGTAAAGATTTATATGATTCTATAAAAGATACACCATCTGAAGAATTACAGGATCAGTTTGTTAATTCTCTTGTTAATATTATTCATGAAAAAGCTAATGAAGATTAAGGATTCTTAAAAGTTATGGCAAAATTTTTTAAAACAATAATCGAATTACAAAATTATATGCAAAAAACTTGTGCTATTGCTGTTGAAAATGCCTGCAATAGATTACTTGGTACTTTACAAGAATTAATTGAATCTGAGTATTATTCACAGTTTGATCCAGATTTCTATTCTAGGACATATCAATTCTGGCAATCAGCTACAACAAAAATGTTAAATTTGAACATGGGAGAAATTTTCATGGATGAATCAGCTATGAACTATGGAGACTATTGGGACGGTGAATGCCAATTAGAATTTGCTTCTCGTGGTTATCATGGTACTACTGCAATTCAAACAAAAGGAAGATTTTGGGATTCATTTGTAAACTATTGTGAAAATAATGCAATAAATATTCTGAAAGAAGAATTAATCAAACAAGGAATTAAACCATAATAAATTTTACAATTTACTCTTCTATTCTTAACGCTCTTTCAAGGGTGTTATTTTTGTATATAAAACAATTTTTTGAAAGGAGAATTTATGGCATATAGTGATTTTAAAGTTGGTATTGGTGTGGACTTTTTGACAAGCAATGCTGATTTGCAAGCTCAATTAAACAGATATTCAAAAAACTTAAAAGTAAATGCTACTGTTGGAGTTGATTTCACAAAGGCACAAGTCGAAGCTAAAGACGCAGCGATGCAAATTCAAAAGATTTTGCAACAAGCATATAAAAATTCTACTGGTAACAATTTATCAGATAAGGATGCTCAAAGATATACAACACGATATTTAAGAGAATATATCAACATGACACAGATAGCGTCAAACGCTAATAATAAATTAGTGTCTGATATGGCAAGGATTTCCAAAGGAGAAACATGGCGAAAATGGGCTGATAATAATACAAAAGCCATGAAAAAATTTGGTACAGAAATAAATGAATGTATTGAACGAGTCAGAAATCTTGATGTCGCTATGAATAAGAATGATATGGCTGCTCTTGAAGCACAATTCAAACAAATTCAAAGTAATGCAAGGCAAACTGGCTTATTAGGAATGGCTGCAAAAGATAGACTTACAAATGCTTGGGAAAAATTTGGTGGTTGGTCTTTAGCAACTGGAAGCTTAATGGCTGTTTGGACAAAAATAAGGGAAATTCCTAAAAATGTATATGACATAGATACTGCCATGACAAATCTGTATAAAGTTACAGACGAAACCAGCGAACGATATAATAGATTTCTTGATTCTGCCATTGAAAGAAGTGAACGACTAGGTGTTGCTCTTGATGGATTGATTACCCAAACATCAGAATGGGCAAAATTAGGCTATTCATTAGATGATGCAGAAAAACTTAGTGAATATTCGGCAATATATAAAAATGTTGGTGAAGTAGACGATAAAACGGCTGTATCTGACATGGTTACGGCAATGAAAGCCTTTAATATAGAAGCTTCAGACGCAATTAAAATTATTGACGAATTAAATATCCTAGGAAATAAATATGCTGTATCAAGTGCTGATTTGGGTGATGGTTTATCAAAATCTGCATCAGCTATGGCTACTGCTGGCTCTAGTATGGAAAAAACTTTAGCTATGTTAACAGGTGGTTCTGAAATCACACAGTCGGCAGGAGAATTTGGTAACATGCTTAAGGTTGCTAGTATGAGAATTAGAGGAATGAAAGGAGAACTTGAGGCTCTTGGTGAAGAAGTCGATGATTCTGTTGACTCAATCAGCAAAGTTCAAACTCAAATTCTTAACCTTACTCATGGTGGTGTTAATATCTTTGATGCAGAAGGAAATTTTAGAGATTACTATGATATCATGGAAGATATCTCTAAGATATATGATCAAATAAGTTCTACTGATCAAGCTGCATTAATGGAAACATTATTTGGTAAACAGAGAGGAAACCAAGGTGCAGCATTAATTCAAGCGTTTCAATCAGGACAAGTCCAAAAAGCATATCAAGATGCCTTAAATTCTCAAGGTTCAGCAAAAAAAGAACAAGAGAGATGGCTTGATAGCATAGAAGCCAAACTGAAACAGAACGAAGCTGCCTTCCAGTCATTATCTAATACGATTTTATCATCTAACCTCTTTAAATATCTGGTAGATGGTGGAACTGATTTTTTAAATATTTTAAATTCAATGATTAAAAATACTGGCATACTAATTCCTTTAGTATCTGGTATCGCAATTAAAAACGTGGGTGAACATTATATAGTTCCAGTATCTATATAGTTACCGTCTTGCCCACCCATACTAGCATGGTAACATGGAACAAGTTATATTAATAACGAGGAGTATGGTGGTTATTGGTTCTATATTATTTGCACTGATATAGTTTTTCAATAATGTAAATAACAGCCTAAACTGCAAGGTGTTTAGTGAACAGACATCGAGGACTCAACAGCAAAATAAAACTATCATTCAGGAAAAGTACGAAATCTTGAAAGGAAAACTTAACTCGAAAGGGATTAAGAGTAATATCTTATTTTGTGTTATTGGGGCAATTCGCAGCGAAGCCTAGTCGTACATTAAAATGCTAGGAACGTTCAGAGACTATAATGGTTGCGTGGAGAATTTCTTCATGATTGTATAGTCCAGGTAGACGCAAGTATGATGCGTGTTCATGTGTACATGAGTATAATAACTACTCTCCTATTTGAGTGCAACGGATAGGTAAAATGTTATAAATATCAAAAGTTAATTGTTATAATTTAGTTGAGGATCTTATAACAATATTAAAAATAAACAGAGAATAATAAAATGAGGACAGTCGTGATGACCTGCCCTCTCAGAGAATAATATATAAGATGAATATAAATACAATTGGAGAATGGTAATATTAACTAGCTTTCTTAAAGATTTTATGTTGTTTTGTCGAAATTCTTGCGATAGCGTCTGCTTTCTCATCGGACATTTCTGGATGATTAGCAATCTGATCAATGGCGTGATCTTGTGATTTAAAATATCTACGCACCGCAAGTAATCCGATGATTGCATACAATAATATAACAATGTACAATCTCTTCTACCCTCCTTTCCTGTAAAATAACTTTTCAGGAATTTGTATTTGCCCAGAACGGGCTGAAATGTTCATCCTAGTGCCACTTACACAGGCACTCCCACATGGTATAAATACCGAGCATTAGCCGTGACAACGAACTGTAATGTGGTGATACAGTCTCAAAATGCTTGGTATAATTGTACCATACATAAATAATTCGTTAAATACAGAACGTAGGTTTTGTCGAATTATAGAATACGAAAAATATTCCAAAATTCTATTAAAATGTTTACAAAAATTTTCCATTGTGTTACTCTGAAAATATCAAAATTTTTAGTTTTTTGAAGGAGGTAACATACATGGATTATACATCAAAAACTCGATCCCTTCAGTCACTTGTTAAAGATATGAACAAAGGTTCAATAAATCTTTCTCATAAATTACAACGTCCTGAAGGTCAATGGAACAAGAAACAGAAATCAAATTTAGTAGATTCATTACTTCGTAGGTATCCAATTAGTCCTACCTATGCAATCGTTGAGCCTGATGGAACTTTATCAATTATTGATGGTGTACAGCGTCTTTCCACGATTAGAGATTATATTGAAGATAAATTTTCATTATCAAAGGATATGGATTCTATTATAATTAATGGGAATGAAAAAAATTTATCTGGTTTAAAATTTAGCAAACTCGATGAAGATACTCAGAGCGAAATTCTAAATGCAGAACTTCAAATATATAGAATGTCGGATTGCACTGAAAAGGATATTCGTGAAATTTTTGCTCGCCAGAATTCAGGTCGTCCGTTAAACGGAAAGCTATTACGTGTTGTTTATGAATCAGATGAATTTAGTGAAGTAGTCTATTCTCTAGCTAACCATCCATTTATGGATAAAATAATGACAAAAGCTCAACGTAAGAATGGAACTGACCGAGATGTAATCATACAAACTTTTATGCTTATAGCATCTAATCAGAATCAGGACTTTACTTCTTTCAGAACTAAAGATATTGATGTTTATGTTTCTGAATATGCGGATCAGTATATTGATAGAGCAGATATATTAAAAAATGCTATGGATAAATTAAATGATTCATTTGATGAAATAAAAATTCCAGTCACATCTGTTCCACAAATTTTGTATTCCGCTTATAGAGTCACTAAAGACAAGAAATCATTTAGTAAATTAGCAGAAATCATTGCAGATTTTAATGCTAATTATGATACAAATGAAACATATAAACAGTTTGTTCAAAGCGGAACTGGCAATCAAGAGAATGTTAGAGGACGATTTGATTGGTGGAAAAATAAACTTAAAGAAATTGGATAAGTAATTTACGAAATGTTTTGAAGAGTCTAATGAAATGTTAGACTCTTTTATTATACAAAAAGAAAGGAACTAAAAACTATGAAAAAAATTATTTACACATTAAAACAACTGTTACCATTAACCTATCATTCAAAATACAGAGTCCAGAATGAATCAAAAGAACTCGCAATCTGGACTCAGTGGTTTGGTAAGCCATTTAATATTAAACGATTTACGCTTGTTGATTAATGGAATTCAGTTCCATCACATCTTGGGCATGGTGGCATTGTATCTGTATCATCGTCTAATACAACTACCTGTCCACAATTATCACAAGTATACTCACCCTTACCTGGTTTTTCTCCTGTAGTTGGCATTTCACAACTCCTCCCTTCTTATTGAGATAATTTTCAGTATATACTAAAAATTGAAATAAGTATAGTCGGAACATTAGTTCTGTTTATCTTTTTTATTTCGTAACTTATCAATTTCAGACATATATTGAACTAATTTATTGGTAGCATCAATGGTTTGTAAAACTTTGGGATTTGAAAATGTTGATATCAGTTGTTGTATAGAAGGATCATTAGCTTCTATTAAAATCTTTTTGGCGTTGTTATCGTTTAATAATTTATCAACATCATTTTTAGTATCAGGTGTCTGTTTAATAAAATCCTGACAATGTTTTAATATATCAACTTCTTCATTAGCCAACATTTGTTGTTTAAAATCTTCAATTAATATTTCAGAAGGTGTTTTATCCGATAAAGATTTTAAAACTTTAATCCAAAGTGATTCCAATTGTTCTTTAATATAGTCTTGTCTTATTGCTTCTGATTTTTCTGTTGGTTGAATATACAAACTGATATATTGTGGTTTATTAAGTTCATGCTTTGCACAAACAGCACCTATGATAATAAAACCTTCATTATATGAAGTATAACAGAAATATTCATTATAAATACTTTGATTATAATAAGTATGAGTTTTATTTTCAGTATCAGTTACTTCTCCATACATTATAGGTTTCGATATATTTTGATCAATGTTATCATCAAGAATATTCCATTTAAGAATATGTTTAAATGTTTGTCTATCAACTATTTTTAGAAAACTATCGTCTGCATCATAATTTCTGCCAATTAATTCATCAATTGATATGTTTAAATAGTCAGCAATTTCAACTATTTTATCAAGAGATGGTGAAGTCTTTTTCCAACGGCTGATTAAGGAAGGACTATATTCTAAAATCTTTTCTAATTGTGCTACTGTAAGATTTCTTTTAGAACATGCTGCTTTTATTGATTTTACTAACAATTCATTGTCCATTTGTTATACCTCTTCATTCTTGAAATAATTTTCATTTCTGTATTGACTTTTAAATAAAAAGTATTATAATGATATTATATTCAGAAATGAACAACTTGTAAATAGTGAAAAGTGTTTCGTTTCTTTGAATATAAAATAACCACCAAATAAACTTGTCGGTTCAATGGTGGTTATAAAGAAGTGTACTATAATACGCTTCAAACATTTACATATAGTATTATAGCACACTTCTTCTACTATTAACAAGCGTTATTTTAGAAGGAGGATGTTGATATGGACAATGAAATTCAGAAATTTGGGAAGAAAATCAACTTTTATATAAATAGCACTTGACTTTTCGCCTATCATAAAGTATTATTATCTTGTACTTGTTGATAGACAGAAAGTAGGTGTTATATGTCTACGAAAATGGGACGACCTCTTTCTGATAATCCAAGAAATCATAAACTGTTTGTTAGATTGACCGATAAGGAAAATGAGGACTTGGAAAAATGTTGTGATATTACAGGAAAATCAAAGGCAGAATTAGTTCGAAAAGGCTTGAATTTCATAACAGACAAAATATTAGAAAGAGAATAAAAAGTGAGAACCGCCCTCTCCTCCCAAGATTGAAGCGATTCTCATACATAGTCTATTACTAGACATATTTCATTTTACTCTATGTTGAATTATTTTTCAAGATATGGAGGAAATTAAATGAATGAACTGAAAATTTTTAGCAACACAGATTTTGGAGAATTGTCTGTGAACAACACGGATGATGGTATTTACTTTTTTTTGGGCGAGGTGTGTAGATGTTTAGGTTATACTAAAATTGCTAAAGGAAAACCGTACTTGCGTAAAGATAAAATCGTTAATATCTGTGAAACCCTTGATATTAAAGGGTTGTCACCAAGTGACAACTTTGAAATTATTGATTTAGACACAAATTTTGACAATACAAGGATTACGGAAGACGCATTATATGATTTAATACTTGAGTCTAAAGCGAAGAATGCAAGGAAATTCCGTAAATGGGTGACACAGGAAGTTTTACCACAGATTCGTCAAACAGGTGGATACATACCTATCAAAGAAGACGAATCAAATGAGTTATTCTTGGCAAGAGCTGTTCAGATTGCAAACGAAACGATCAAACACAAAGATGAAATCATTGTCAATCAGAAAAAGAGAATAAAGTCATTGGAAGAAACAGAAAAGGATTGGAAGCTCCTAATGAACACAAAAGGAACATTCTCTGTAAATGAAATTGCACACTTTATAGGAATTGGTGAATACAATCTATTTTCTTACATGAGAAATGTTGGACTGCTTTTCAAGAATGAAAATGGAGATAATGTTCCATATGAGAAACCTGTTATGAAAGGTAAGTTCACTGCTATTCCTGCTATTGCACCTGATGGAACTGCTCATTTGCAGACAAGAATTTATCCTGACGGTATCTCTTACATAACTAAGCTGCTTCGTAAATATGGATATTTGGAGGTGGCATAATGGTAACAACAGTTCAACCAGATTTGGTACATATCGTCATTCTTGATATTTCAGGTGTCTATGTACAGATACATGATCAAGGATATTTTAAAAAGGACTCTCTTGATAGTATTTTGGGAGAATATAATGATGAATCACATTGGCGTGTGGTTGCGTTGGATTAATACATATAGCAGGTTTTGGAGAATATAAATAAGTAGAGCCTGTAATTGGTGTACAGACTCTACTTTGATGATGCTACTCTCCTACTCTTGACACAATGATGAAACTATTGATGATGAAGATTATTGTTCGTAGAATTCGCTATGAATTTTGATTCTTCCCATTTGCCCGATGGTTAGGTCAAAACTCTTAATGTTTTTAGAAAATGCTTTCTTGATGATAAAGAAACATAATCCTATTACGAAGAACAATAACATAATGTAAAATATGGCTTCCATTTTTCACCTCCTTTCCGTGATATAGATAACGGTCGGGAATTTGGTGTGGAGAACCCACAAGATGTTTTTCTTCCAAGAGCGTTACACTCACTTTCCTCCTAAGAACTAGGAATGTGAAATTAATAAGTTGCATGACAGGACAACGCACAAGGCTGTGGTGCGCTGCACAGCCATCCTGTACATTTTTATTCTATCATCACTTCATTCATTAATAAATCCCAAACATCAGTTCAAATACCTTATCCGACATATTTCGACACGATTATACGCATAGAACAAACTTTCTGAATTGTTTCTTGTCAATTATTGGTATATAATGGTAAATAATATCAATAAATGGGGAGGATAAAAATGATCGAAAAACTTTATGATAATTTAATGCGTACAACTCGTTCATTTACAAATTCTATTGACAGAAGCAATATTGAAGAAAGAAATATGGTAACTTCAACACTAACAGATATGATAAATAGAATTTCTTTTATGATGAGAACTGATGCTGAAAGTAAAATATTAGAAAATCGTTTAATAAAAGAATTAAAAAAGTTATCAAAAGAAATGTTTGTTAAAACTAATAATAAATCGGTTTATCTCAAAAAAGTTCAAAGAAATATTGACTACTTAACATGGGTAAATAAAAATAGAGAAATTAATCTATCAGCGAGAAATTATACTGTTGGACAAAAAGAAATATTTTTTGCATATTTGGGAGATAATATTGGTAGCGAACAGAATGGTCGCAGACCTGTAATCATTTTACAAAATAATACTGGTAATACAAAAGGGAATACAACTATTGTTGCTCCGGTAACTACGCATAAGAAGAGAATCAAATATGATAATACAGCTCATAGATATTATGTTAAAATAGTACAAAACGGTATAGAAAAACAAAAATATCTTGATTTTTATGAAGTGCCTTTAAGATTAGAAAATAACCCAAGTGGGCTATATGGTTTTGTAAATGTTATGCATCTACGAGAAATTGATCGAAAAAGGATTGATGGTGCATGTCAAGGAATTGCAACGGATCAATGTTTTAAAAATATAATTAAGGCTATAAATAAAAATTTAAATTTAGATTGAAGTTGACATATAATACAGTATATGATAATATTATGTTACTAAGATGAACGAAAGAGTTCATCACCAGTATCGTCTGTACTAGGTACAGATTAGAGGTAAATCAAATGTAGTATGTTATGACTAGGTCATAACAAGTAAAAGAGACATCGTTACGATGTCTCTTTTACATTGCATTCTTTATACAAAATATAAAAATCAAAGAGTAGCAACTTAATGGTCACTACTCCTATTACATATCTTCAATCTCCCTAAAAATCACTCTTACAATCATTACAATGCCACTGATGTCTCACCTTCTGTGAAAACAATCCGAACAATGCAACACTGCCAGCTTTCGATACACCACTTATCTTCTTACAATTCGTGCTATGACAGTACGGACATTCCACACTTGGCTTTGAAGGTTGTACTTTTGGTGTAGGAACATATGGTTCTTGTGTGATGTATTTTTGATCAGGATTGATTCTACACTCAGGTCTTGCAAGACATTCGTAATGGTCTTTGATTGGTTGCTTTACGAAGAAATGATAGTCATTCCATGCTTCCATAGCATTTGTGGCATGATTATAAAGACATGGTATCATATCATGGTCTTTAAATGGTTGAGCAACATTAATTGCCTCTTCTATTGTGAGATTGACTAATATAGTATTATCATATCTACCAAAGACTAATTTTTCAGCATCTTTTTCCGAGTATCCTACTACTTCCATTAACAATTTTTTAGCAATTACTACATTTTCAGGAATTTTTTCTTGTTTTACATTTAAAGCAAAAGTTAGATAATAACCCATATTTCTACTCTCCTATCTTTTTTAATTATAGTAACATATTAAATAGATGACCTCAACCATTTATTTACAATTTGTCTGAATTTAGGTAACTATATAGATAGTTTAAAAAAGATTTCGACAGCTAGAAGTGGATTATCTGACCTTAGTTATAGATGGTGGATGACAGACGAATCTGGTATGCTGAATGATACTTATCTTAAAAAGTATTCAGATCAGTTAAAAGGATTGAACTTACAGCAGGCACAGTTTACTTTATCTACTACCGCCCTATCTTCCGCTCAGAAAGAACAGGTTTTAGTCGAAGCAGGTCTAATTGCTTCCAAAGATAAAATAAAAGCTTCTTTAGTAGCATCTACTCTTGCACAGAGTATTGACAATGAAGAAAAGCGAAAAGCTATATTAGAACAATTAGGTCTTTATAACGCAGAAAAAAAAGAACTTCTTCTTAATAATTCATGTACAGAAGCCGAATTACGAGAAGCACTAGCAAGACAGCTCAACAATACAGAAAAAGAAGAAGAAATTATTAATACACTGAAACTTAACAGTGGAATGGCTAAAGAATTAACATTTACAGAAATGTTATCTTTATCTGTTGAAAAATTAGGTTATAGATTAGGTATCACAAATGCACAAATGGCAGGTTTCAAACTTGGTGTTGGAATATTCGCTGCTGTTGCTGCTACTGGTACTGCCGCTTTTGCTCTTTATAAGAATTATCAGCGTCAGATGGATGAAGCTGTTAAATCTGCATCTGAAGCAGGTTCAGAGATAGATGAAAACACAAAATCTATTAATGAGCAGATTGCAAAGGTAAAAGAACTTCGTGAACAACTTGCCGATAATTCCACCACACAGGAAGAAGCCAAAAATATCAAACAGGAATTGCTTGGTATTCAGGATAGTCTTGTTGAAAAATATGGAAAAGAAGCTGAAAGTATTAATCTTGTCAATGGAAATCTTGAGAAACAGATTGACTTGCTGAATGATTTAAGCGAATCACAGTTAAAAGATTATTTCAAAGATGAAGAAAATCGAAAAGGTGCTAAAGAATCCACAAAACGGATGACTGAGAAGAAAACCTATAATTTAGGTAATATCAGTTCGGGCAGCGAAGGTTATGATATTGTTACAGATATTGTAAAAGACTTCAAAGATAAAGGTCTTGAACTCGTTGGTGGTTCGGGTGGTATGGCAGGTGCTGCATTTACCATCAAAATTAAAGGCGATGCTAAAAGTGTTGAATCTACCATTAGCGAAGTAATGGACAAATTGGATGAAGCAAAAAAAGGTGCTGATGAAGCAACTGTCGCACAAATTGAATCCTTACAGGATAGCATGTCAAAAAGTTATTCTAAAGCAAGTGATATAGTGGAAGAAAACGAAGCTAATTACTTGAGAGATTTAGCTAATGATATGCGTAATATGGGTGATGATTCAGGTGGTCCATATGATATCTATAAGCAATATGCTAAGTCCATAGATGAATTAAATAAAGCATTGGCTGATGGTGAAGGTGTTGAAAAAGCAAGAGCTAATTATGAGAATATTGGCAAATCCGTAGACACTGTTTTAAAAAAGAATAATGAATTCAAACCATTATTCGATCAATTAAATGAACAGTTGGATGATGCATCTATGAATTTATATAAATTTACAGATGCATTTAATAAGGATTCCAACTTAAAATCATATGCAGAAAGTCTTAGACTTTTAGGATATACTGTCGAAGATGTAATGGCATTTAATTCTAAAGATGGAATGATACAAGAGGGAGAAGAAGGCTTTGAAAAATTAAAGGATAAAGCTGATGAATACGGCATATCTGTTGATACATTGATTGACAAATTAGTTGAATGGGGCTTTGTACAAGACGATGTTGCACAAAAAGTTGACGATACAACAAATGCTGATTATATTGGCAAACTTGCAGATGCATCAAAAATATTGTCTGGTCTTGAAGATTCTTATAAAGAATTTAAAGAAAATGGTTTTGTTCTTGCAGAAACGATTTCTGCTATTCCAGAAGAATTACAGAAATTAGAAGGATTTGATTTATTTTCTAAAATTATTGGTGATCCTACAAGTGGTCAAGAAAAAATCCAACAGGCTTTTAATGATATTGTTCATGAATATTTAGTATCAAGTGAAACTCTTTCAAATCTGATTAATGCCGATGAAAGTACACTTCAGACCTATATTGCCAATTTAAAAGAAATCGGAGTAACCAATGCTGAAGAAGTTGTAACGGCTGCAAAGACTTGTATAAATGAAGAGAATGAGTTAATAACAGCAGCAGAAACAGAATGGCTTAATGGTCATATCCAACTTGTAAATGGTAAAATTAAAGCCGATTCTGATTATATTAATGATGTAAATTCTAAAAATACTTCATTGATAAATGCATTAGGTTCTACTTATCGAAGCGATTATAATAATTGGACTAATCTTTTAGCTGGTAAAGCCACAGCATATAATAATTTTATCAATGCGATAAAAGGAAGTCAAATTAACTTAGGTGATGGTTCTAGTGCGTTATCTGATTATGGAAAAGCAAAAGCCATTGTAAATAAGTGGAATTCAGCATCTTTTAAAAACAATAATGGAAATGATCCTCTTAATTTAAGTAATAATACTCGTAATGGTATATCCAAAGAGACTTACGAAAAAGCTAAAGCTTTCATGACTTATTACGATCAGTATAAATCAATGACTGATGCTTTAAAAATTGATTTATCTAATATTTCTACTGATTTTAAAACAGATTATTCTCCTAAAATTGAAGGAAAAAAGGATAAAGCAAGTAAAGATAAAGCCAAAGAGCAAGAAAAAGCCAAAGAACAGACATCTCAGACTTTTGATTTTATTGAAACACGTATTGACCGTTTAGAATCTAAAATTAGCAAGTTCCAAAAACGTGCCGAAGATGCAAAACGTTCCTTTAGTAGTCGTATATATAATTATAAAAAAGAAATTTCTACACTCTTCTCTGAATTAAAAACACAAAATAAAGCATATGACAGATATATGCAAAAAGCCAATAGTGTAGGTCTTAGTGAAGAATGGAAGAAAAAAGTTCGTAATGGTGCTATTAGTATCAAAGATGTCAAAGACGATGCTTTAAAAGAACAGATTGAATCTTATCAGACATGGTATGAAAAGGCTAAGAAAGCAAAAGATGCAACAGACGATCTTACGAGATCTATTCAGGATGAATACGAGGCATTAGCAAAGTTAAACTCCGAATATGCAGAAAATAAAGTTGAAAAATACTCATCTTCTATCGACCTATTAGAAGCAAAGAAAGAGAATTATGTAAAATATCAAAGTAAGAACAATATGTTATCAAAAGAAAGTTCTTATCTTGATAAGGAATTATCTGCTTACCAAAAAGCATATCGAAATGATAAAACTGAGTTAAACTCAGCCAAGAAATCTATCAACAGAACGAAAACCACTAAAGCTAATAAGAGTATTCTTAAAAATATAAAATCTTGTGTTAACTCCGGAAAAGAAATTTCTTCATCGACTCTTAGTAAAGCATTATCTATAGATAGTGGTCTTTATAATAAGTGTTTGAAATACAATGCTTATCTTGCTGCGTATGAAACTGATAAAGCAACATACGATTTACAGAAGCAAGAAAACATCAGCAAAAAAGCAGACCTTGCTCAAGAAAAGTTAGATAATATAGATACATATTATTCTAACAGAAGACAAGGTTACGAACAAAGAGCGAACGAACTGAATAGTGCTATAGATATTAATGAAGCAAAAGGATATCAAATCAGTACAAAGTATTATTCAAGACTTATTTCTGAGGAGAAAAAGAACAATGCTTCCTTAGTTGAAGAACGTAAAAAATTAGTAAAATCATTAGCAGATTCATTAAAGAATGGTTCGGTTAAGAGTGGTTCTGAAGAATGGTATGAAATGTCAAAACAGATAGATGACGTTACAAATGCCATTGATGAATCCACAAAATCTCTTGTTGAGTATAATAACCAGTTACGTCAAATCAAATGGGATAATTTTGACTATTTAGAAGAACGTATTAAGACAGTAACTTCTGAGGTTGATTTCATGATTAATGAATTATCTCGTGAAGATTTAACAAGCGATGACATAGGTGATTTTACTGACAGAGGCAAGGCAGTTGCTTATCTTCATGCTTCTAATTATACTTCATATATCCAACAAGCAAAAGATTATGAAAAAGAAGTATCTAAGATTGAAAAAGAACTTACAAAAGACCCATACAATAAGACATTAATCTCTCGTAAGGAAGAACTTGTAAAATCATATGAAGATTCCATATCGGCTGCACAAGATGAAAAATATGCAATTATAGACTTGTATACGCAAGGCTATGAAGCACTCAAGAATCGTATTTCTGATTTAATATCAGAATATGAAAAACTTATGGATGCTGAAAAGAATGCATATGATTGGCAGAATACTATATCAGAGAAAACAAAACAGATTGCAGACCTTCGTAAGCAATTAATTGCTTATTCAGGAGATGTATCTGAAGAAACTCGTTCTAAAATACAGTCTTTAAATGTTTCCTTAAAAGATGCAGAAAAAGACTTACGAGAATCCGAATATGATAAACTCATATCTGATACAAAGGATATGTTATCTGATTTACAAGATAATTTTGATGATGTAATTCAAGATGTAATTGATTCTTTATCAGAAAATTTCAAAGAGCTATTGGATGGTATATCTAAAACATCTAATAGTGCTGTTGCTACTATTAAGGGCGAAATGAACGGCATTGGATATACACCAACTGACGAGTTTAAAGAGATTTTAAATGGAACAAATGTAGTGACAACTACTCAAAATTTAATTGATACCATAAAAGATTTCCAGACTAAGATGACAGAATATGCAAATTTACTTGCTAATTCAACATCTACTACTACTGGTGGTCAAAGTGTAAAGGATAAGATTCGTTCTGATGGTGAAAATACATTATCAAAAGCTATTTCTGATTCAAACTCTAAATTGAGTTATTTCAAAGGGCTTAAAAACAATGCTAAAATAAGTCGTGATGAAGCGAAAGCGAATAGAGATTCACTTAAAAAACAGTACGAGGACTATATTAAAACTCATAGTAAAAATAGTACAAAAGCCAAAGAATTAAAGTCTAAATATAACATAGCTAACAGTAAATATAATGAATTAAACAAATCTTACAATGTTCAAAATGATATTTATAAAAATATGAAAAAGCAAAACAATGCTTTGAATTATTTAAAATCACATTTGAATACTACAGATTCTTCGAGAGATAAACTATCGGATTTGAATAAGGCGTTATATGATAAGTATGGTCAAAGAGTTCTTTCTGAGACAGAAATGAAAGAGTTGGCTGAAATTGTTGGTGTAAAATTTGACAACAAAAACAAAACAGGTAATCTCTATAAGAAATTGAAAGACCTTGGCATCCCTGGATTTAAAGTTGGTTCACGCAATATTCCTAAAGATATGATTGCTTTACTTGGCGAAGCGGGAAATGAATTACATTTTAGTAAGGAACAAGGTGTGTTAAGAGAGGTTGGTCAAGGTGATAAAGTGTTCACTAATGAACAAGCTCAAAATCTTTGGAAATTGTCACAGTTAACTCCTGTTGATTGGTCTAAGAATTTAAAACTTAATTCCTTGAATATTCCGCAAGCTGATAGAACTACCACTACTATTGTTGAAGTTGGTGATATTGTTATGCAAGGCGTGAACGATGTTGAAACGTTTGGCAAACAATTAAGAGAAGAAATTTGCAAAGGCGGTAAAACAACTAAATGTATAACTGAAGCTATATCTTCTACTCAACTTGGAAAAGGTATTGGAAAAGCAAAGTTATATAAATAGTTTTATCTATCACAGTTATACCCTATATAAGTGTCATAGCTTATATAGGGTTTTTAAATAAAGGAGGGCGTAAAATGAGCAGAATGAAATTTTATTTATCTACTAAAGATAAAAAAATATCTATACAAAAAGATATCATTGAAAAGCTGCAAGATGAAAATCACTGTTTAAAAGAACAACTAAAATTATACAATGTTGAAAAATATAAGGAAAAAATGAGAGAACTAGATGAGTGCTATAAAAAATATTCTGAATTATCCAAAGAATTAGAAGGATATAAAAGTGAATATTTACATTTGTTATCAGACATAAAACGTAACATTTAGAAACAAATAATATATAAGATTGGTGGTGAAATATGTCTCGAATTTTATTAAACAAAGATGGTACAATGGATACTGTCACATTGATATTACAAACCAAAGCATTTGAAACATTGAATACAATAAGAGGTGCGAAAGAACTAACATACAAGGAAAATTACAATGCTGCCAATGAAACTTCTTTTACTATTGATAAATTTATAGATGGAAATAAAAACTTATCATGGGATATTGTAACTAATTTTAAAGTATTGTATATTCCAGAACTGAAAGAACGATTTGAAATATGTGTATCTAAAACAGAAGAAAATTCTATTATAAAAGATGTTACTGGTACATCATTATGCGAAGCAGAATTATCTAACACAAATTTGTACAACATCGAGGTAAATACAGAGGACGATATCATATCTGATGATTATGATGAAAATTTCCCCACTATCTTCTATCGTGAATTGGATGTAAATTTGTATAATTGGAATGATCCAAAATATAATGGAAAATATCTCAATTATACCAATGATCAAAAATTAAAGGTTTTAAAACGAGGTTCGTTATTACATAGATTATTAGATAAAGTACCAAATTATTCTATAAAATATGTGCAAGATTCATTGAAAAAACTATCTGACATAAAAACGTTTACTATAGATGATAAAAGCATATACGATGAATTGACAGGAGAAATTTCTGAAGAATATGGTGTTATATTTAAATTTAATTCCATGACAAGAGAAATCTCCGTATATGATTTATATAATACTTGTGAGGATTGTGGTTATCGTGGTGATTTTAACAACAAATGTCCTGAATGTGGTAGTACAAAATTTAACGGTCAAGATGGAGAAGATACTACTATATTTATATCATCTCATAATTTAGCACAAGACATAAAACTTGAATGTGACACATCTTCTATCAAAAACTGCTTCTGTATTAAAGGTGGAGATGATAATATCACAGAAGCAGTAAAAAATATTAATTCAAATGGAAGTAATTATATTTATCGTTTTACAGATGATACTTATAATGATATGCCAGCAGAACTTGTAACTAAGTTAAAAGCCTACAATTCAGAATTTGAAAATTATCAAACTAGAAAAACATTTTCTATTGATTCAACAATACTCTCCAATTATAATTCGGTAATCTCTTATGTAAAAAAATATTTTTCAGATACAGAGTTGTCCTCTATCTCATCTCCTATCATTGGTTATAAAAATTTAATGAAAAACTATTATGATGTTATTGATGCAGATTTATTTATCAATACATCAATGATGCCAACAGTAGATATAGATGGGCAAAGTATAGATGACGCAATAAATAAATTAACAAGTGCAAATATGTCTCCTATTGCAGTATCATCTCCTTCTACGTTACTGAAAACTAATGCAGATAATGCAGTTATTGGAATGGCGAAAGTTTTGATAAACACAGCACTATATGATGTCGATATAGATTATTCTACATATACCAAGGGCACTGTTGGTACTTGGAAAGGTAAAATCGTATTGACTTCTTTAGAAGATGAAACAGACACACGTCATACAATAGAACTGACCATCAAATTTAATGATGATGAACTAACTTATCTTCAGCAACAGATACAAAGAGCTATGAATAAATCTGATGTCAATGATGCTGTAGATATTACCAATATGGAAATGAGTGAATCTGTTTTTAAAGATAAACTTCATTTATACGGAGTTAGTTCACTTACATCATTAGGACAAGAATTTAACTCTTGTTTGAATATAATTCTTAATTCTAAAGCCACATTTGAAACGACAGTTTATAATCAAATGTACTCTTTATATTCTAAAAGAAAATCATATGTAGATGCAGAACTTGCAACCAGAAATGTTCAGGCTTCATATGTACAAGAGATATTTGATTATATGACAAAACTTATCTCTAGTACCAAAAATGTTCTAAATTTAAATTCTTATCTTGGTAAAGATTTATGGAAAATATTTTGTTCATATCGTAGAGAAGAAAAATATCAAAATGATAATTATATATCGGATGGATTAAACAATGCTCAGTTGTTAGAAAGAGCTAATGAATTATATGATACTGCAACAAAAGAATTGTATAAGGCTTCTAATCCTCAATACTCTCTCACATCTACAATTAATAATCTTTTAAACATGAAAGAGTTTGCACCATTGGCAGATAATTTTGAATGTGGAAACTGGATCAGATGTGAAATAGATGAAGAAATTTATCGTCTAAGATTATTATCTTATGAACTTGATTTTGAGAATCTTGGAGATATATCTGTTGAATTTTCTACGGTTGAAAAAATCTATAATGGAACAACAGATGTTAAAAGTGTAATAGATAGTGTATCTTCAATCACAGGTTCTTATAGTAATACTACACAACAAGTAAAAAAAACTTCTGACAGTACATCTATTGTTGATGATTGGGTAAAAGATGGATTTTATGCTACTACTCAAATTATTAACAATCCATATTCACAAGATATTGTTATCGACAAGAATGGTATTTGGTGTAAACAATATGATGATATTGCAAGCAATTTTGATGACTGTCAATTGCGTATTATTGGTAGCGGAACGTATGTAACTGATGATAATTGGGGGTCTGTAAAAGCTGCTATCGGTAAATATATATATAAAGATCCAACTACACAGGAAATGAAAGCTACGATGGGTGTATTAGCTGAAACTATTGTAGGTAAATTCATCTTAGGTGAAACATTGGGAATTTACAATAATAATGACAGCTTAACATTCGATGCTAATGGGTTGAAGATTACTAATGGTATAAATACATTCACAGTAAATCCTAATGATAATTCAGGTCTATTGAAAATATCTAAAGGCAGTGAGGATATCTTTTATGTGGATAATAATGGGAATCTGAATATGACTGGAATTATTAAGAGTGCTTCTTTTCGTGGTGGCTCTATTGGTATTGGTGGGTCAAATAATGATAATTTTGTTGTTAATTCTAATGGAAATATAGTATCAAAAGGAAGTATGAGTTTAGCAAATGGTGGTATTACATATGATGTCACTAACGGATTGAATGTTATAGGCAAAGTAACTGCAACAAGTGGAACGTTTACTGGTATTATAAATGCAAATGGTGGTACTTTTTCTAACATAATTACTTGTACTGGAACTATTTCTGGCGGAAGCATAAGCGGTTCTACTATTTCTGGCGGAAGCATAAATATTGGGAATAATGTTTTTAGTGTGGATATTAATGGTAAATTAAAAGCTTCAAATGCTTCCATAGTCGGCAATATAACAGCTACGTCAATAAAAGCAAAAGGATCTTATTATATATATGATACAGACTTTGACAGTGTCAATAAAATTTTATCGTATACGTCAGATAATACAAGTGATACAAAATATAATGTCGGAAGATTGTCTAAGAATGATTACTCCGATAATTTAAATTATATATCATTTGAAGATATATCTCAAGATAGAAGTATTATTTTTCATACTGAATATGTTGATCTTGGAAAAAATTGTACTATTAGTAATTTTTATGTCTCTAATAACACTATTTCTAATAACGATGGAATAATCTCTTTAAATACAGGCACAATCGGTACTATCTTAAGTAAGGATGAAAAAGCATTCAGACCATTATCTACATGTGCAAATTCACTTAAATTGGGCACAGCTAGTAATAAATTTGGACAAATCTATTCTTCAAATTCTGCTATTTCCACTTCTGATAAAAATTTAAAAAAAGATATCACACCACTAGACGAAAAATATCTTCAATTCTTTCTGTTATTACAACCTGTATCTTATTTATTCAAAGACGGAACAAGTGGAAGAACTCATATTGGTTTTATTTCTCAAGATGTCGAGGAAGCTATGGCTAAATGTGGAATATCTGATTTAGAATTTGCTGGATTCTGCAAAGATATAAAAAAGAAATATGAGTTAAACGACAACGGGGAAGAAATTGAATCAGATGATTTAGATGAAAATGGAAATATACAATATATTTATTCATTACGTTATGAAGAATTTATTGGACTAATAACACTAGCTGTACAAAAATTATGGAATAAAATGGAGGAATTAAAAAATGAAATTAACAGCATTTAATATTTTAGCAATATGTGAATCTCTTGCAAAAATCTCAGAAAAGGAATTTGATCTTAATACAGCTTGCCTTATTGCAGGCAATCTTAATAATTTATCTGTTCCAAGAGAAACGATTGATACAAAAAGAAACGAGATCATTGCTAAATATGCACAGAAAAATAAAGAAGGGGAAATTGATTATGCGGATGATGGTACTGTAAAGATTGTGGATATTAAAAGATTTAATGATGATATTAATAATCTGATGCTCTCTTCTGTCGATGTAGAGTTAAAAAAGATACCTAAAAAAGCTTTTGAAGATATGAATATTACACCAAAAGATATTCTGCCTATAATCAATCTCTTAGAGGAATAAAATTATGTTTACAGATTTTGAATATAATGGAGAGTCCTTATCCGATTACAAACTAATGGTTGGTGTAATAAATGGTTCTAATGGTGTTCAAACTGTTTCTTCGGGGGCTGAACTTACATTTAATCAGGTACGCCCCGTAGGAAGCAGTAGATTCAATATCACATCAGTAGTATATGAATCTGCTTATAGCACCTCATTTGAAGTTTTTCGTAATCCATGTCTTACAACTAATCAAGAAGAAATGAGTCTTTCAATCGAAGAAATTTCAGCTATTCAACGTTGGTTATGTCGTAAAGATGGGTATAAACGCTTTAAAATTAATCAGGATGGCTTTGAACACGTTTATTGGAACGGAACATTTAGTAGTAAACAAATCGAGCTAAATGGTCAAATAATAGGCTTAGAACTAACATTATATACCGATTCTTCATTTGCTTTTATGGACGAAGTATCTGTTGAGTATAATTGCTCGGCAGGTACTTCATTTCAGTTTTGGGATAATTCAGATGAGATTACAGATTTTAACAATCAATTATTACCAAATTTAGAAATAACAATTTTGTCAAAAGGTAATTTCAAATTAGAAAACTCTCGTGATAATAAAGTTATGAAAATAGATAATTGTGTATCTAATGAGATAATATCCATCAATGGTAAGAATCAATTAATATCATCTTCTGAATCATCACATGATCTTGCAAATGATTTTAATTACTTTTTCCCAAGAATTATTAATTCATATAATGATAGGTGCAATATTTTTACACCAAATTTAGATTGTAAAATTAAGATTACTTACTCTCCTATTCGGAAAGTCGGTATTTAGGAGGTGATTTCAGAATGATTTTTAATCAAAAGATTACTTTAGATCTGACCATAGACAGGGTACAAAATGTTCATTGTTCACAAGATGATGACGAATCAAGAAAGATATTGATTACTCTCTCTGATAAAGGGAAACCATATACTGTTCCAACTAATTCTGTAATTAATTTAAAGATTTCTAAACCTGATGGAACTTTTGTATATATAGACGAAGATGATACTTCGCATTTATTCAGAAATACAGATGGAACAATTGCGATTATACTTTCTGATCAAGCAACATGTGTGTCAGGTATTTGTGAATCAGAATTTCAAATTATTGAATCTAATACCATCGTTACATCAAGAAAATTTAATATTATTGTAAAGAAATCTGTTGTTGATGGCAAAACTATAGAATCTGCTATTGAGTCAAATGTAATAAATAAAATGATTAAGCATTTAATTGATTATGCAAATCCACATAAAGTAACAAAAGCACAAGTTGGTTTAGAAAATGTCCAAAATGTATCAACAAATGACCAAACTCCAACTTATACAGAAGCTACTACATTTGAAAATATATCGAGTGGCGAAAAATTATCTATTGCATTTGGTAAAATCAAAAAGGCAATCAGCACTTTGATAAGTCATATTTCAACAAAAGCAACTATCAGTCAAGAAGGACATACAAAATTAACAGATGGTGTTTCAAGTACATCTATTGATACCGCTGCTACCCCAAATTCTGTAAAAATTGTTAATGATAAAATTGAACAGGAAATAGATGATGTAATAACTCACGAGCAAATTGACTCGTTATTCTTATAAATAAGGAGGAACGCAAATGGCAAAATTAGACTTTGATGGTCTTAGTTATTTTTGGAGTAAAGGCAAAACATATATATCTAATTTATTAAAAGGAAAAGCTGATTCGTCTCATACTCATGACGATAGATATTACACTGAATCTGAGATTGATATAAAATTAAATAGTAAAGCAAATAGTAGTCATACACATGGAAACGAAGATATTACATCACTTGACGCAAGTAAAATTATAAGTGGTACAATTAGTATAGACAGACTTCCACAGGGAGCATTGGAAAGACTGACTGTTGTAGCTGATGATACGGCAAGATTTAAACTTACTTCTGCTACTGTCCAGAAGGGAGATACTGTAAAGGTTACTTCTACTGAGAAAATGTATTATGTAGTAGACGAAACAAAACTTTCTACAGAAGAAGGTTATGAAATTTATGCGGCTGGTACTGCCGCTAGTGTACCTTGGAGTGGAATTACTGACAAACCAGAAACATATACTCCTTCAAATCACAATCACACTGTTTCAGAAATCAGTGATTTTCCATCCTCTTTGCCTGCTAATGGGGGGGATGCTTCTACAGTAAATGGACATACAATTAACGGTGATGTTCCTGCTGATGCTAAATTTACAGATACAATATATATTCATCCGACCACATCAGGAAATAAACATATCCCGTCTGGTGGTTCATCTGGACAAGTATTAGGTTGGCAATCAGATGGTATCGCTAAATGGGTAGCCAATGAAAATAGTGGTGGCTATATTAATTTAGGTCAGTTTAATAACAATAATCGTACCATTAATTTAGATACTTATAAACCATATGCTGAATGTGATAGTAAAGGAGATAATACTACATGGTTTGTTCCTAATGATAGAAATTGTGTAGCTTGGATTAGAAGTACTGATAATACGGGTACAAATCCATCACAATATGGTAGTAGTGAAATTTGGTTTTATTTTAGAAGTACAATGGTTAATGGTATGCCACTACAAGAAATTATTGTATATAATGGGTTAGGACTTAGTGGCAATCAAAATGTATATTTACAAAGAGCTTATTGTAATTCAGCATGGACTGCATGGTGGGGAGATACAGATTATCTAAAATTAGTTGGTGGAGTAATGACTGGCACTATTTGTTTCTCACAAGGAAGTCCTATTCAAATGAAACCTGCATCGTGGACAAGTTACGTACAAACATTAATCTGTGACGGAAATGTAAAAGTTGGTGTAAATAATTTTTCTAGTTTTTGGAATAATGCAATCAATTTAATCATGCTATCAACAGCAGCAACTTATATACGTTGGAAAAATGGAAATGGATGCTATTTTCAAGCTATTACTGATACCAATGGAACTATAGACAATAAATTAGCTATTACTCCCAGTAATATATTATTATCATATGGGCTTCCTTTATATGAAGCAGTCTCTAATAATGGATCGCTGACATCTTATAGGTTGATTAGTGTAAATACATCAGCTAATTTACATATAGGAGGAAATACATCTACCGGAAATAATAATATTTCAAGTGCTATATTATCCGTCTTGAATTGTCAATATGGTTTCTATGATACTGCATTCAGAGTAATGGAGGCTTATGACAATAAAGTTTCATTAGGTGGTGGTTATGCAAGATGGACACAAGTATATGCTAAAAACACTTCTATTTCTACATCTGATAGAAACCTTAAACATGATATTCATGATATTGACGATAATCTTATTAAATTATTTTTTAAAATAAAACCAAAAACTTACTACTTCAACGATGGGGATAGAATTCATATTGGTTTAATAGCACAGGATTTTGAAGATTCAATGCACGAATTAGGATTATCAGAAAATGATTATGGTATGATTTGTAAAGACATTTTATACGATTATACAAAATTTGATGAAGATGGTGTTCCGATCGAAGATTCAAAAGTTACTAAAAAAGACGAAGACGGGAATATCATCTATAGATACTCTTTCAGATATGAAGAATTAATAACATTGATCGTACAAGTAGTACATAATCAGCAAAAAGAACTCGATGATATTAGAGACAATATTGCAGAGTTAAATCAAAAATTAGAAAACTTAAAATAAACTATCATTTTCAGTAGTTATATACTACTGTTTTTTATTACTTTTTTGAGAGGAGAATGTCATGGATGAGAAAGAAACCGTTGAAAGATTAACAAAGGTAGAGGAACGTTCTAAATCCAATACACATAGACTTGAAAAATTAGAACCCATTGTTGGTGAAATTCATACTATGTCCAAAACAATGATTCAGCTTGTAGAGGAAGTAAAACACACCAATGAAACAGTAAGTGCTTTAGATACTAAAGTTGATCGTATGGATAATCGTGTAGATGACATCGAACGTGCACCAGCAGATAATTTAAATACTTATAAGCGTACTGCTATTACTGCCATGATTAGTACAGTAGCGGGTGCTTTAGCGACTGGATTGATTTTTATTATAGCACAAGTTATTTAAAAAAATGGCTAGTGAGATACTTCACTAGCCTCTCATCTATTATGAAGATGAGATGTTACAAGACGTTATTAATTCTAACATATATATTTACATAATACAATAGGGAACAGTTATATGCTGTTCCCTATTTTTTACGATTTTGGTTCAAATTTTTCTTTTAATTTTAAATACATTTCATACATTTCTTCGTCAGAAATATCTTTATCTTCTTTCTTTTTATAAGGTTCTAATACTGCTTTGGAAGGAGTTGTAATACTACTTAATGCTTCTTCTGTTGCATGAGTATAAATATTTTCAGTTCTAATAGCTGTATGCCCAACTGCAAGAGCAGTATTAACTACATTAGCACCTTTTGAGGTATTGGCTATTGTATCCATAGTGTGCCTTAATGCATGTAGACACAATCCCTTTTTAACACCAGTTTTTGTTACTCTCACATCTCTGTCAATTTCTAGCTTATCGCATAAATCCTTGAAACAGTTCTCCATTGTAGACAAACTACGTGGCTTTGCTGTTCTAAATGTAGGATAAAGAAGATTATCTGGATTACCGTATCTACAATGTAATTTTGTCTGCTCTATCATATATTCAGTTACTTCTACACATAGATCCGACATCATTACAAAACGAGATTTTTTATTTTTTGGCACTTTAATATATGATTCTACGCCTTGACTTGGATCATTATTTACATATCTTGTTGCTTGTGCTTCTACAATATCTATTCTTCGTTTTTGTAAATCAATATTATCTATTCGTAGTGCCGCAAATTCACCTGCCCTTAATCCAGTTTCTAATAAAAACATTACGATGGCTGCTGTTTCTCCCATGTTATTTTTATAAGCGTAATAGAATTTCTGTATGTCTTCAGATGTGAATACTTCTTTCTTATTTTTTAATTCTTCTTCTCGTTTATGATTATACTCGTCCACAATCTCTACTTTAATCATAGTTTGTTCAGCATAATTCTCTTTCAGAAGGCTTTTATCTACTAACCACTTGCATAATCGCTTTGTGAGCTGTATAGGTATACTACAAGTCTTTTTACTTTTTAAACTCAATATAGTGTCATAATAATCTTGAAATACTTGAGCATTAAGCATCTGTAATTGATAATTTGCTATTGGTTGATTGAAAAAATTACACTTTAATGCGCTGATATAAGACTTGTATCCTGAGCCAGTTAGATTGACCTCTATAATACTCAGAAACTCTTTCATGTATTCACCATATGTTTCAGACTTATCTATTTTAACGTCATTGCCTTTGATAAGTTCTTTTTCCCAAGCATCTTTTGCGTGTATGGTTAATTCTCGGATTTTTTCTTCTGTTTCAGCTTGTACTTTACGAGTCGGTTTGGTATTTTTGTCTATTTTGTATTTGCGTTTGAATCGTTTTGGTTTACCCGTTTTGGGATTAAGATACTGAGACTGTATGATACATTCACATTCTCGTTCATTGATCCATCTTATGCTACCCTGTCCATTCTCGGCTCTGAGTCTGCTTGTAGACATATTAAATTACCTCCTATATTTTATCACTTTTACAGGTAACTATCACTTGATTTTTTCTATTATCACTTTTTTCTTGGGGTGAAAATTCAAGTGATAAAGTGATAAATATAAGTGATATTATGAAAATTATAAAACGCCACCAAATGCATTTCAATGGTTAGTTTCACCAAAGATATAATGCATTTAGCGGCGTTTTGTTGTGTTTTATTGACAAATATATGATGTTGTCAAAGGA